GCCATATTGATAGTTGTTCGCTGAAGCAGGAATACAGGCATTCTTTGTCGTGTAAGGCATATACCATACAATTAGTGCTCCTTGAGCAACTGGAATACCACTCACCTGAACGCGAATTCTACAACCTAAACGAGCATACGAAGCCAAGACAAACGGGCCAGCCGTTGCATTAGTTGTAAGCAAATCATCGGGTATAGACAACATCAAATAATTAACTGTGGGTGCGGCAGCAGGAAGCCAAGTGAAGTTAGCCACTTGGTTTTCCTTCGCCACTAAGGTTTGTAGAGTAAATGAATCCTCTTCAAGGTGGGCACGTGCTAAGTGCATGCCGGTGGTGGGAGTATTATTGGCTTTCACCAGTTTCGTCTCACCGGTCTGCTGCACTATTGTGCCCATACGGTTAATCGCGGTTGTATCTAGAGCTTCCATAGCAAGCTAAATAAGGTTATTTACAAGGCATGTACAAAACTACTTATCACACATTGCTTTATACAGCATATCATAGTAAGTATACGTATGCAGTGAAAACTTAAGTTGTCGTTGCATACAAGCATCTAACAATTTACATCTAAAATCAGTAAACGCTTCGTAACCATAGTGGTACATGAAGCGCAACGCATCATTGCAATTGTCCTCACAAGCCTCTTTGACATCCTGAGCATCGCGAATCCAGTTCACAAGTTCATTGATGGTATCGAGGGACATAAGGGATCGCCACATGTTTCGTTCCTTTCGGAATCCACACTTGAGGAACGTGAAATCCTCAATGGGGCCATAGGCAACCATGTCGGCTGTCTTGTTTGAAGCCGGCGTAACCTTAATCCCATGTTCAGCCATACACTTTTGAAAAGTAACTGCATTAAAAAGATCTCGGTACTCGTCACTAACGCTTGCGATGAAGTCGTCACCATAGACGAAAAACACCACATTGTTAGCCATTGTAGCGAGATCAGTCCCAGTAAGTTCCATCCAAGCATGCTTGACAAAGAAGCTATTCCCTAAGGTATTGACATTCACCGTCGAAAACAATCCAGATGAATTCCCAACCATTGTGTAGTAACGAATATTGCTAAATTGATGTTGACAAAACGAGTCCTCATGCATAAGCACAAAACGAACAGTGCCATTCTCTTTCAAGCGGCGCATTGTTTCAGACTCATCATTCAACCATGGCCGGTTGTACGTGGGCAGAAAATCACTTGATGTAAACACACCCGGAAATTCATTCCATGCGTACCAATCACTAATCAAAATGGTTTGTTGTTCCATGATTTGTGTTGGATATCTCCCGTCCCACTTATGATAATCACAAGCAAAAACATTCGAATGCACAGTCAGTAAACGAGTCATGACGTCCCATTCAGGTCCCCACGTATCAATTCCAATAGCAGATTCAAACTTCAGCCTATTACGATACATGAATGCATTGTGGGCCAAAAAGTATTTTCGTCCAAGGATAGTATAATCAAGCGGACCGATAGTAAACAAACGAGTGTTTGCATCACCTATCTTATCAAGGCTACGACGTTCATCCTTTGGATTTGGGTTCCATATCGAATCAACACGGTGACCATGCTTAGCACAGATTTCTCTCCAAGCAATGGCATCTATCAAACGACGATCCACAACATCCTCAACACGGTTGTCAACTTCAGATCTTCTAAGGAAAAATTCTTTCCCTTTCAAACCAGGTGGCATCATTTTCTTCCACGGGTATCCAGCTGAGGAATGAGCATTAATAGCATCGAAATATTCAACACCACGAATACCTCCAACAGCTTCTTGATCAGTGAGCACGCGAGTTTCCTGCGCGCTCAAAGCCATTTGCTGCATGAGCATATCGTGACGGATTTCATCAAGGAATTTCTTGTTCCATGTTGATGTAACTTCGCCATATTTCTCAACGCCCTTAGGGATAACTCCAGCAATATCTGATGTTATTCTTGGATCCTTGTCCGTTAAAACTGCCGGAGCAGTGACCGGATCACGCAAAGCGCCATGCAAAACAGATGGTAAAACCCTCGTCTTGGCACTACTGCGAACAATATCCTGAACAACTTTCTGGTTGCAGAAATTTCCTACGGGAAAACATACTTTCGCACTGTATTCAACAGTTCCTGTGTCAAACTGCGACTCACCCGTGATGGGTACGCCGCATGTTTTCACAATCGCGTCTTTCAAACTTTCAATAAGCTCTTGAGTCACACATTCACTGGCGCCATAGTTCTTATCCTTTACTCCAGTGACATGAATTCCACAAAACTTACGAATCATGCGAGGTTCCATTGCAATCAATGGAGCTCCACAATCTCCTCGATAAGTATCAATATCATATTTCCATCCATCGGCAAGGCAATAGTCCATTTGTCCACCCCCTTTGTACTTGACGGCGCGGGTTTGTTGTTCAACATTTCCGCACCTCATCTTAAATCCTACTAATGAGTTGGTAGGGTCGCTTGGAACTATTATTGCTCCTTTGAACTTGCTATTGTGACACAGATCTTCATCAGTGATGAACAAGGAAGTCATCTTCGGAAAGAAGATTCCTTGCAATTTCATATCATACATAGCAACATCGCCATCTTCAACACTAGCATACTGTTCTTCATTGAAAACAATACGATTTCTCGCACCGTTAACCATGATAACGTCAAACTGCTCTCCATCTCGGATGTACCCAGTTTCGTTCTCAAGCGCATGTTTCGGCATTAACAAATACGTCCCATCTAGGCCTAAACCCAGAGTTCTGCAAGTGTTTCCACCTGGCGTTTGATACTCAACAGTGACCATACTCTTACGAGCAACGGCAAAAGCGAGTTCATCAGCATTCTTATCAAGCGATTGAGCTTGAGATTGAATAGCGCGCTTAGAAGCAACTTTCTTTGCTTTCCGAGCCTTTCGCTTTTCATCATACGTCTTACCTTCGGCTTCATGAACAACTTCCTCCTTTTTAGGGAACAAGGTCTTAACCATTTGATAGAACATGTAAGCCATGTTAGCAACCTTCAAAAGTGTAGCAAGCATGGGTGATACTCCGGCTATAAGATTAATAGCAAAATCCTTCAACAGAACTTCTGTGAAAGACCGATTGCATATATATCTATAAGCCATGCCCACTCCAAAACATGCAGCACTTAAATTGGGATATGCTGCTACGCATTTTTCCCGCAAAGTCTTCATAAATGGTCGACGAGTGAAAGTTGTTGTGCTTTCAGTCATGTAAGTCAGCCCTGGCACGTGTTCATAATCGAATTCTAAACTCGGATCAACAACTTGAGGCAACGGAGCATTTCGTATGTCCTTGGTGGTCATGAAAGTTCCTCCTTGCGCCGCATGTTGAACATGCCTATGATAAGCACTGATTAATTTGTGCTCTTCTTGGTCACGAGAGTCTTGATCGAAATGCTCACGCGCTTCGGACCATTGTTCTCCCTGTTCGTAGGGACGTGGTACTACCTCTTGGAACATTTGCGCTTCACCGGCATCACTGCTAGCACGCAACCTGTCCCACTCGGCTCTTTTGACAGCCATCATTGCTTCCTCTTCCTTAAGATTCTGATAGAACTCCTCAATCCTCATTGCATTATCACGGTAGAGTGTTTTAAGCTCTTCCGGAATCGGCAATTCAGTGATCGGTAATGAATCAA